CCCCTGAAGCAGCACAGGCGCGTTCTCGGCCACAGACCGGAACTCGTCGCCGGAAAATCTATTAGAAGCAATACCTTGTGATAGCTGTACCGCGCCGCCCCATGCCTCGGCCGTGGTCGCCCCGCCGACGGCAAATGCCTTCTGCACGGTCTCCGTCATACGAAGCAGGTCTTTCTGCTTCATGTTCAGATGCTCGACCGCGCGGGCGGTGCGGGCGTAGATCGTCACCGTACCGTCGAACGACGAACGCGACCTCTGCGCCACCTCGAACAGCGCCTGCTGCGTGTCCTTCAGGTCCGTCGCATCAGCCGTGACGGTGCGGAGCTGGTTAGTGAGCCGATGGGCGCCATCCGCGGTCCTGATCATGCTCGCCGCGATGGCGACTGGCATAAGGCCACCGACAGCGACGCCAGCGGCCAGCGCAAAGCCCCGAAGCTGATCCAGCGCCGTGCTGGCGCGCAGCGCGCCGAGGGACAGACTGGTCAAGCCGCGGGTGTTGATGTTGCCGAGCGTGCGGTTCAGCCCGCCGATCGAGCGGTCGATGCCCGCGACGCTGCGCGCAACACCTGCGCCAGTGCGATCGACGGCGTTGCCAAACGCAGCCAGGCCCGCCATTCCGGGGCCGAGATGCGTCTGAAGCAAAACGTTGATGGAGCCAACGCGGGCTGCTGTGGAGACCATAGGTTACTTGCCTTGCTGGGATGCGTGAAAGGCGGCTTTCAACGTCGCTGCGATGCTGGCGAGGCGTGGCGGTTCAGCGGGCTCATCGTCGGGAATGATGTGGTTGAGCGGGGGCATGCGTTGCGCCCGCACCAACTTCGCATTGAGGTAGGCTGCGGCGAGTGCGAAGCGCTGATCGGCACTTCTGACCTTCGCCCTAGCCTTGGCGATGCGGAATATCTCGGCGGGTGTCAGCCGCCAGAAGCAGGTTTGGTTGTCTGCCCCGATGCCAAAGCGATCAACAAGTTCAAGAGCCCGCTCGACGAGGCTTCGTCGAAAGGGAGATCGGCCGCGTCGGCTGCCTCCTTGGCTCTCTTCAGGTTTTCGGCGTCCTGCTTCTTCCGCGCCTCAAGGGCGTCCTCCACCAGTTCCGCATGCGTCTTGCCGAGCCACGATACTGAGATCGCGTCCATAATCGGCTGGGTGGCTTGCCGAAAGTCGTAGCCGTCTTGGAACTTCCCCCTGAAATCGAAGGATTTCCCGGTCTTCTCTACCTTCCCGTCGCCATCTCTTTTCCGAAGGCCGATCGCCATGATCTTGGTCAGATCTGGTAGGGAGAAGTCGATGCACGCCTGTTCGAACCGATCGTAGAACTGCCGGCCGAACTCCCCCTCAATCTCGTTGAAATCCTCCAGATCGAAGGCTAGGAAGACGCCCTCCCCGAAATCAGGAAGGGCAACCTCCCCGCGAAACCTGTTCACGGTCATGTCTCACCTCACGGCGTGATATTGTAGGGGGTAAGATCGGACTTCACGCGGATCGTGATTTCCATCGACATCGGCACGGCCGGGTCGAAGGTCTGGTTTGCATCCCGAACCAGCGCCAGGAACTCGTAGCCCTTCGGGTTCCCCGCCTCTTCCAACTGGAACGACTTGGTGAGGCCGATAGCGCCGAGGATGCCGGTTGACCGATCGTGCGTCGGGTCATTTGGATCGTAGTAGACCGAGAACGTGACCTCGCCGAAGTTAACCGCACCACCGATGAAGTCCTGAATCGGCAGCCCGTTGTAGCTGTCGGAGTCATGGTTGGTGGTCTCGATCTCGTTGACTGAAATCGACCGGTTGGGGCCAGAGTAGATGCGGCCTATCTTTGCAAAGGTTTGCGGGGAGCCGCCGTCCCCCATCTTCAGAAGCGTACCAAAGCCAAGGCGAGGTGCCATTTTCCGTTCCTTTCATGAAAAAGCCCGCCTTGGTGGCGGGTCAGAGCGTTCTCGGGTTGTTGTTTGCGCGTCAGGCGAAACGGGTCTTCTTGCAGACGTGGATGTTGACGACCCGCCGATCGAACGTTGTGTCGCGGCACGCCGGGCACTCCCACATCGTTCTGCCACCCCACATCTTCTCGATCATCACCGACCGTTCTACTGTGGCGGCTACCGCCTGCGGCTTCGGGAAAGCATTCGGTGTGCTGGCTGGCGCGCTCCGGCGCCGCGTTGGCCTCTCCTCGATCGGAGCGAAGACGTCGGCGATCGTCCCCGTGACCCTCTCGACCGCCTTCGCTGGCATATCCAGCGCGTGGGCCGTCTTCATGGTCCGCTCGAATATCTCGAACTTCTCGGGGAGCGCCGAAACCTCGCCTTCATCGCCCGTCTCCTTACGTGCCGCCATTGTCATGGCCTCGTGTAGTGGACCGTGAAATCGAAGGTGGCGGTAAAGACATTCGTCGCGCCATCGAAGCCAGATGCTTCGCCGTCCAACTCGAAAAGCTGAATGTCGAGATCGAAGGCAGTTCCAAACCAATCAACGAGGCGACCCCGAACCGCATCGGCGAGCGCCATGCAATTGACGTCGGTATCAGATCGGCACACCACCTGCACATGAGCATCGAGCAGTTCCGACAGGCCATCCTGCGTCAGATCACCTCCGCTTTCCGGGTTCTTCAGGAGGATGTTCGGTCGTTGGGCGTTCTGGTCGATGCGCTCGACAAAGATGCGCGGCGACACCGCGGGCGCCTGCGACAGGATAGCCTTTGTAGCGCCAAGAATCCGCATGGCCTACCTGCCCCGGTAAGCGACCAGATTGGCATAGGCCATGATACCCCGGCCAAGCTCGCCAACCATGATCTTAACCGCCTGATCGTCGTGCGCTTCAAAGGCCGGCGTCAGGAACTGCTTGGCTCGCGCGCCGGGATGCATCCGCCCGCGTCTAGGCTGCCAATGAGGCGCGGTGCCGAACTCGACGAAGTGCGAGATACCAACGCCACGCCCAGACGCCGCTACGACCCACTGGCTGAGCGACGTCGAGCCTTTCAATTTCCGCACGACCAGAGACCGGCTTAGCACCCCGCGCTTGTAGCTCTTGTTTCTTCGGAGATTGGCCTTGGCCGATCGCAAAATCGGAGAAAGCGCCTTTCTCGACGCCCTGCCGACGATGCCTTGCGGCATCCGAGCAAGCTTGCGGATGGCCTGAGATGTCTCGCGATACCCAAAGACCTTCGACACGTCAGACTCACACCGCAATCGCCATGAGGGTCATTAGAGCGTTGCCGCTTGTATAGGTGATCGGGATTTGACGATTGTTGTTCACGTAGGCGGATGCTTCGCCCGCCCCCAGGAAGAACACACCTTCCGCGCCAGCGGCAATCACGAGGGACCGCGTCGGAACAACGACGGGGCCGGCTCCTGGGAGGGTTCCGGTCACCTTCGTCGGCGCGAGATTCACCGTGATGGACGAAGAGTGGCCGTTCTCAAAATGCAGGATGAGATCGCCGCCAGTGTATGGAACAATATCTCCGCCCGGCGTTGTGGCAACTCGCGTTACGAGAGCGCCTGCAATGCCAGACTTGACGGGGACAATGGTAGCCATAGCCGATCCTTTCGAGGTCGTGTCTACTGAGGAATGTCGTGAGGAAGATCGCCGAAGCGTATCCCCTTCTCGGCCGCAGAGATCATCACGTCTCCGCGTGTCTCGAAGTCAGGCATAACGGCGAGGATGTCGAAGACCCGTGCATCAGGGCGGATGCTCCACCCGGCCGGAGACCCACCATAGGCGTAACTCATGTCTGAGGCGTGGATGATCCGCATGGTTTCGTCCACGCCGGAGAGTTCCATGAAGTCTCCACGAACGACATGGGTGACGACGCTCGTGCGTTCGTCAGAAGCGAAAACCTCCCTGCCCCTCTGCGGGTCGATAGACACCCACGTCTGGGCATAGGCGAGCCACTGCACTTGATCGTTCAATGGACCCGGCACCAAGACCTTGTGCTGGATCAGGACCAGATTGTTGCGGCGGCGAGCGGTCAGCATCAGGAGTGGTCGTTCACGATGCGAAGCTGCTGAATGACGAAGTCGAGCGCGTACTGGACCTTGCGCGGCACCTCCAGCGTGCGCGGCTCCGAGAACGTCGGCAGCGGCGTGTGGAAGTAGTGCCCGCCCAGAAGCTTCAGCGCCCGCCGGATGCCGCGCATGTTTTCCAGCACTGCGGCTCCATCCTCATAGCCACAGGTGAAAGTGATCTCGACCCCGCCCGGCTCCTTGGTGACGGCGGGGAGCGATGCGCCAGACTTGCAATGCACGACGCCCATCAGGCCGAATGTGGAGAACCCATAGGCATCGCTCGAAAGCGTCTGCCACGCTCCGTCAACGTCGCGGTATCGGATCAGATCGACCGACACGAGTGGGGGGAGCGGAAGTTCGATCGCGTCGTCGAACCTGTCGACGACGCCAACCCATTGCTGTTCGAGGATCGCCCTATTCAACCATCCGAGCGGGCCGTCGAGCCGGTAATACGCCTCCTTGATCGCGTCCTCGAATTTGGCGTCCTCGGAGGCGTCCATACGGCGCACCTCGCGCTTCAGGTCGGCCACGGAAAGGATGTTGAGGATTTCGTCCTCATCCACCGCCGTTGCCGGCGCCTGTGCCAATCTGACGTCGCTCGCTCGGATCATGGCAGTGCTTCCTCAAGCGAGACCTTCGGGAATGCCTCAAGCGCCGAACCGGGCGAGGCGTTGAAGACCTCAATGCGTCGCTCCGTCAGCGCCGGCTTCAAGGTCTCGAAATATGGGATCATCACGGCAGCGTAGTCGACGCTGTCGGCACCATGCCCGCCGTGCCAGTGCGTCCGTTCACCATTCCGCTTCATGTCGACGCCGACGAGAACGATCCGGCGAACATCAGCATGGATCAGGTTGTGCATGGCCTGATAGACACCGTTCGATCCATGCCGGCAGTTCTCAGGCTCTGGATCGAACCCTTCTCGACCCGTATTCCGCAGCAGCCCAACCTTCCACAGATCTGGAACGAGAGGGTCGAGAGTCGTCCTGATGCCGGAGAAGTGCTGGACCTGCTGGATATGCTCCCGCCACCACTTGAAGTCACAGGCATGGAGCCAGTCGGCCCACCACGCGAGGTAGACCGCGTCGTTTACCGCGAGCACGCGAACGCCGCCTGAAAGCTTGGCGCGAGCGACGGTGCGAACCTGCGCAGGAGTGAGGGACGGGCCGCCGCCGATGACGACGGCAGTCAGGCCGGTCCACAGGGGGTCGACGCGGCAAGAAGCCATGTCACAGCTTGGCGATTTCCTCGCGCAGACGCTTTTCGCCCCACCGCTTATCCGGCTCTTTGCCGCCGCTCAGCCGCTGATACTCGGATCGAAGTTCATCGCAGACGTCACGCTCTACCGCAGGCAGCGAGCCGCCGGGTTCGCCACTGCGGTCACGATCCAGCGGATGAAACTTGCGCCCAGCGTCTGCCCGCATCATGCGATCCTCGTAGGCGCCCGTCTGGTGCGGGGAGGAAGGCGGCACCGGCTGCCCATCTGTCGTCAGGCCCCGCACCTTGACCGGCTTGTCCGGCCATTCGGCCGTGCCGGCATCGACGCACGACTGCGCGACGTGGAATGGCATTTCGACGACGTGTCCGGCAAACCGGCCGACGAGCTGACGAACCTTCATAGGGCTTCTCCTCAATGGGCGGGCCGACGAGTTCCGGCCCGCCGCAACAGATGGTTCAGGCGATGGCCGTGGCGTTCTCGGAACCCTGGTAGCGCGAGCCCGTCAGGACCGCGACCGCCGAAGCGATCACCGAGTTCGTCGTGTTCGTCAGCGAAAGCTCGACCCACGGCTTACCTTCCGGCAGTTCCGACGCATCGAGTTCGATGACGTAGAAGATGTTGTCGTTGGCCGACGGGGTGTAGCCCGCAGCCGCGACCGCCTCGAAGCCCGACAGGGTATCGCCCAACGAGGTCTCTTCCTTCGCCAGCCGGAACGGGATGGCTTCCGGCGTACCGCCCGTCGCCGCGTCACAGGCGTTGACGATGATCTTCGTGAAGGCCGCGGCGGAAACACCGACCTGAACGATGATGCTCGCATGACCGTGGTTCTTCATGCTGAAACGATCGCCGGTCTTTCCGCCGGTGATGTCGACGGCAGGCAGGATGTTCACAATGTGACCCTGCTCCGCAAGAGCGATGCCTTTCATGGCTCGTGTCCTTTCGTGAATCGGATTGATGGGGAGTGAGGCGGCTGGCCCGCCTCACCGAGCCGGTTACTGGCGAGCGGCCAGAGCGACGAAGGGCGACTTGGTCGAGGCCGAGCCGTTCGCCGGGGTGAGCGGCGAGTGCCACGCCGGCTGACCGTCCACGCGATAGGTCAGGCGGAACGTCATCTCCTCGTAGAGGAAGCGAACGTGCATCGAGCGGGCCGACTTCACGCCGCCCTTGTCGATCATGAGATACTGGCTCAGGTCGACGAGAGCGATGTCACCCACGGCGCCGAGCTGGGCCATGTATTCGACCGGAACCACCGGGCGGCCAAGAAGCGTCCCGAAGGTCTCGTTGCCGGCAGTTGCCGCGTTGGCGTCGGGCACACGGTACAGATGCGCTCCCGAGCCCGGCAGGGTCAGCGTGTGAAGCTGCGGCTCGATCTGTGTGTCGGCCGTGAGCCAAACCGCGTTCCGACGCGACCGGGTCGGCAGACGATCCCACATATTGAGGATGTTCTGCGTGACGATAGTGCCGTTGGCCTGACCAGACTCGGCGCCGACGGTCACGAGAGCGCCGGAGTTCATGAAGCCGAGCGGCTGGCCGGAGCCGGTGCCGTTGACGACCGCATCCTCGGTCTTGAACGTCAGTTCCTCGGCGAACGCCTGGAGCATGATCGACTCCAGCGCCGCGGCATCTGACAGCAACTCCTCGGTCGCGTAACCGATAGCCATCAGCTTTTCGAGCGACAGTTCGATCGCCCGGAACTTGGGCTTCGACGCCGCCGCGGTATCGGCTTCGTCCACCCAATAGGCGTTCACACCACCCCAGCGCGATCCGCCCTGACGGGACTTCTCGTCGATGGCGGGGAGCTTGATGCCGTTGGAGCCGCCCGAGATCGGGATGCGACGAACGCGCGACATCACGGTGCCCATCTCGTTCATGCGATCGAGAAGCGTCGTCGAGAAGTCCTGCTGGACGAGGAACCCGCCCTCGGACGGGACCGCCTCATTGGCGCCGGCCGCCTTCTCCCAGACAAGGCGCTGATCGTGCTGGGCACCCTTGTTCATGCCCGCCTCGGCGATCTTCTGAAGCTGCTCGCCGAAGGTCTCGAACTTCTTTTCTCCCTTCGGCTGAGCGGGCACCTTGCCCTCCTCGCCGTCGGCCGGGACCGCAAACTGCGCACGGACACGGTCGGACTTTTCGCGAGCCTCGACCGCCTTGGCGGCGTTTTCCACCGAAGTCAGCAGCTTCTCGTGCTCGCCGAACTCGGTTTCCGTCATGTCGCGGGGATTGCCCGCATCGTCCTTGATGCCCTTCTCGAAGGCATCCAGCGCGCCGATGGCTTTGGTAAGCTCAGCGCGAAGCTGTTCAAGCGTCTTCATATCGAATCCTTTCTGAAGACTGGTTCCAATAGAAAAGGCGCCCTGCGGCGCCTCCAACTTCGCCCCGAGGGGCTATCCCGGCAGGGATCAGGTCAGCAGGCCCCGCTCTCGAAGCGACTGCTTGATGCGTGCGGAGGCAACGACGGCTTTCTGGCGGGAGCCTGCGACAAGGGCGGGGGGCTCCGGCTCAGCGGGCTCCTCGACGACAGGCTCGGTCTTCGTTTCGATCTCGGGCTCATCGGGAGCCTTGAACATCTCACCGAACTTCTTC